TGTGTACATCATATATTATTGTCCTTTGTTAGTTGTTAATCTTGTCTTAATTGTATCAGGAGTTGATATAAAAGTCAACCCCTTAAAAACCCCTTATTTTACTATCTTTTCCACCGCTGAGAGATCGCTGAGCGAGCATTTCACCCTTGATTCAATAGTAGATACCCCATATAATATCAATAATACGAGGGCTAAGAGTATTAATTTTTTCTTTGATTTAATCAATGTTTTATAGTCATCTGGTGTTCTTCCGTATATCAACATTATTGTCCTCTCTTTTGTATTAGTTCTAATTCTACCTCGTTACCACCTTCTGGATTTGAATATATGTGTGTAGTATATCCAGCCAGTGGATTCGATTTAATATATTTTACAATTTTATCAAAAAGTTCTTGTGTACCTCTAACACTTGGAACGTATCTTTGATAGCATGGTTCTTGTTTATAATGTTTTTTAGAAAAGTTATCTATCATAATACTACCACCCCAAACAGTATCAAAATCGCTTAGATAGTTTTGAGAATAAAATTCAAACATTTTATCATGGTTCACGTTTACATTTTTCTCGGGTTCAAATACTAGTCTTATTATCATAGTTATCCTTTTTGTTAATGTAATGTTGTATCTTCAAATTTTTCTATTTTTGGTATACTTTTAATTATTGTTTTCATCATAGACTCATAGTCCTCATCATTTAGTACTGTTTTATACAATCTTAATCCTATTGTAATTAATGTAGCAGCAATTACTTCCCAATTATATTGTAAACCCAACATAAGTGTATGCTTATACAGATCATCAAATGCTTCTTGTAATTTGTTATTATCTTTATTTGACACTTTTACTATTCTCCCATATGTTATTATTAAATACTTGGATTAAACGTGTTAATTCAACATTATATTTTTTTCCAAATTTATTGGTAAAACAAACTTTACAATCAGTTACCGGTAAATCCAGATCGCCATATTTAAGTATATCTACTTTATTGTTCAATTTAGAATCCATTTCTTTCCTCAATTTCTATTAGTTCTTTTTCTTTTGCTGCTTTATCTTCACTACTCATTAATAAAATTACATAATGAACAGCTTTTAATAAATCTTTTCTATTCTTACCATCTTTCTTACCATATCTGCACAAATATTTAATTGCATTTGCTTGGCAGAAATCTTTATCAATATTTAATTGTCTTAACATATCTTGTACTTGAAAACCGTCTTCGGTTGTACTATAATGTTGACCATAAGTTGATTGAATATAATCGCCTATTTCTTTTATAATTTTTTCTTCGTTATACTTCATTCGCAATCATCACCTTTCCAACCTACTTGCATACTTTTTAAATAATCTTTTAAAGGGTTAGTTTCTTCTTTTTTATTTTGTTTTTTATGGTTATACATTGCAATCATATAAGCAATAGTAAAACCTACTATTGTTACCGTACAACCTATAAATCCTAGCAAAAGTCCGTGTTCTAAATCCATTAGTGACATTTCTTTCCGTTATAAGAGTAAACTTTACTCTTTGTTAATTTAGAATTAAAGTCTTTTCTTAAACTTGATCTATCATACTGCTGACCATAGTCGTGCCACATATGTAATTTTTGTGTCTTATACTCATCTTTACTCATTACATCACCATACACATCTGCAAATGAAGTGTAATATTCTTTTTCCATAACTATATCAATATTAGTTACATTTTCAAAATTCTTTGCAGTCTCTTTATAGTTCCAATCGCAATGTTTTAACATCTTCATTTTTAAATCTTTATTAGAAAATTTATTAAGATACTTCATAGGTACATTTCTGTATATAGTTTCGTATAGATTAAATGTTTCAGCCTCGTTCTCAGGGTCTCTATATTCTCTTAAATAACAAACGTTAAAAGTTTTACTCATTATTTTACTCTCCCATCATATATTGCTTTTCCCCAAACTAGACTATTCATTTCTCTGATTTCTTTTTGTTTTTCATTTTCTAAATATTCATTCTTAAATCTATTAAATAGTGTTTTTCTTCTTTGTTTAAAATATGAAGATTTAATTTTTAGTTTTTTGATGATTTGACTATCTTCGATACCTTGAAAAGATAAAGTAAGTATGTCTTTATCAAATTTACCAAAGTGGTAAGGACCATCAATCATTTTTTTAAATGCGTCAATCTTGTTTTCAATACTCATTACGATTTACTTTCTGTAAGTAATACTTCTTCAACATTGTCTTCTGTGATACCTACCATTTCTAGGTTATCAAGTTTCTTAACTTCTGCGACAGCAGTTGTTAGATCAATCTGACCGTCTTTCATTTTGAAAACGATCTTATCAACAGCGTTCTCTACTGATGTTTCTATATATTGTTTTACTTTTGACATAGTGTATTATCCTTTTTGTTAGTGTTATTATAATTCAAATTTTGTTCTTCGTTTTTCATAGTATTTTTTGTTGTCATATACTATTATAATATCAGGATATAGCATAAAGTCAAGGTCTAATTTGCCCTTATTTTACTAGGTTTTTTGATGATTAGAAAGAACAAAGATAGAACAAACTTTAGTTCTATTGATTCTTCGGAGTTATTTAGATGTTATTAATACTATTTTCATAACCAACTTTAGCAATATAGTAACTATCTACGATATCTGTTACCGGATTGTTTAACTTCTCCATATCAAACTTTTTCATCAAGTCAACTTTTGTGTATTCTTTGAAACTATCATACATAAGTTGTTTGTCAGCATTACCTTTACTTGTCGCAAACTTCTTAACAACACTAGGTACAACAGTATTATATTCAATCTCTGCTAATTGTAGTCTATATTTTAAGATACCACAATTCTCGGCAATTTGAAATACTGCTTGACCTTTAGAACCAAACGAGTATCCTTCTATAAAAACTTTTGGATTACTAACTTTATTGATTATTGAAAAGACCCAATCTGAAATTTGAGAAAATCTCTCTATGGGTGTATTATATTCTAAATGCTCATAACCAAATATGTTATTACCAAAGTTACAAATATGTTTCTTCTTACGTGTTAAGAAATGAAAACTACATTTTTCAAATTCAAAACTACTATCTGTTATACAAATAGCTGGACTATTTAAACTATAATCAATTCCAACTATCGTCTTCGGCTTCTTCAGGTATGTCAATATCAGAATCCTCCTCTACTTCATATCCACAAAATGGACAAGTTAAAGGTTCAAGGTCTTGTTCCTCTTTATCCCAGATTATAGTATAGTTAGTAGTGCAGTTAGTGCAAAGTTTTGGTACTTTTTCCATTATAATTTGAACTTTTTAAATTGATCTTTTGTAACGTCTTGTTTAATTCCACCAATAACATAACTTTCAATTTCTGTTTCTTGTGGGGCATTTTGTGATGATCTACTATTTAACCAATGGTCAACCCAAGGTAGTGGATTTGTTTTTTGATTGTATGTTGGAGTTAATCCAATTGCTCTCATTCTTCTATTCGCCATGTATTCTACAAATTGATGTAATAGTTTTTCTGACAATCCAATCATTGATCCTTGAGAGAATAGATAAGTTGCCCATCGTTTTTCTTCTTGTACAGCGTCATCATATATGGTATACACTTCTTTTTCTGTGTCTTTAATTACTCTATCCATTACTTTATCTTTTTCAACGTCTTTATAGTTGTTTATTATTTTTTGAGATATAGCCAAGTGTTGACTTTCATCTCTAGCGATAAAGGATATAATCTTTGCTGAACCCTCTAATAGTTTTAGTTCACCAAACGCAAACGAACATGCAAATGATACATAAAATCTCAATCCTTCTAATACATTAACAGTAATTAAAGCTTTCCATAATTTTTTCTTTAGTTCATACTCATCAACCTTTGTTTTGTCTATATGATACTTATAACCAATTTCAATTAACTCATCATAAGCTTTTGTAACTGAATTAGCTCTCTTTTCGATTTTCTCGTCTTGTAGAACTGTATCAAAAACATCTGATGGATTTGAATATAAATTCTTAATAATGTATGTATAACTTCTACTGTGAATTGTTTCCATAAAATCCCATGTTACAATACAACCTTCTAGTTCAGGTAATGATACAAATGGTAAGAATGCTAGACATGGGCCACGACCTTGTACGCTATCTAACATAGTTTGATATTTTAGATTTGATGTAAATATACTCTTTTGTTGTTTAGTTAATTCTTGGTAGTCGTTTCTATCTTTTTGTAAAGAAACTTCTTCTGGTCTCCAAAAATAACCTAGTTGCTGTTGAGTTAACTTATCAAAGATAGGATATTTCATACTATCATATCTTTGTAATCCTAAGTCTTCTCCAAAGAACATAGGATTCTTTAAAAAGTTTACGTCTTTAGATTTATTAAAAACTGTTCTTGCCATTTTATTCTATTTATTACTCTATTAAATTGCACAGGCGTCACAATCGGCGCCCTCTGCATCTTTGGATTTATCTTCAGGTACGTTATCTACAAATCCTATTGGGTGTGCAGGTTCGTCAATATCTTTTTTAGCGTCATATGTATTTTGATAATAAGAAGTTTTCCAACCCAATCTATACGTGGTTAGTAGGTCTTGTGCCATTTGAGATATTGGTACTTGGTTATCTTCAAAGTGTTCTGGATTGTATGACCAGTTACCACTTATCGCTTGGTCAAAATACTTCTGCATTATTGCTACTACATTAATATAACCTTCATTTGATTTCATATCCCACATTAATGTATAATCTTCTTTTAACTTCTTATATTCTGGTACAACTTGTTTTAATGGACCTTTTTTAGATTTTTTTATACTTAAATAATCTCTAGGTGGTTCAATACCGTTAGTAGCATTTGAAACCACACTAGAGGATTCAGATGGCATTTGAGCAGAGAGTGTACTATGTCTGAGTCCGTGCTCTTTAATGTCTTTCCTTAAACTCTCCCAATCATAAGTTAGATTTCTGGTTACAACCTCGTCTACCTCTTTTTTGTAAGTGTCTATTGGTAAGATACCATCTGAATATTTTGTTCTATGGAAGTATTCACATTTACCTTTTTCTTTAGCAAGTGTGTTACTAGCTTTTAATAGATAATATTGAAATGCTTCTGTTAGTTTATCTACTTCTTTCCAACCCATCTTTTGTTCGTATGAGTAACCTTTTTTAGCAAGATAGTGAGCAAGTCCGATATAACCTATACCTAAACTTCTTCTTGCTTTTGTAGATATTTCAGCTGCATGTACTGGATACCGTTGATGATCTATTATTTCATCTAATCCTCTAACAGTTAACTCGCACAATTCTTCTAATTCTTCTTTTTCATTTATAATACCCACATTGATTGCTGATAAAATACAAAGAGCAATTTCACCCTTACCATCTATATGTTGTAAAGGATCTGTTGGTAGAGTAATCTCTTGGCATAGATTTGACATATAAATTCTATCTTTAAATGATGAGTGAGTGTTACAATGATCTATATTCATAATATAAATTCTACCTGTTTCAGCTCTTTCTTTTAAAATGTCAAAAAATAAGCCTTGTGCAGATATTTTCTTTTTCTTAATAGATGTTTTTCTTTCTGCCTTTATGTATAGATCATCAAACTCAGGTGATCCCCAAGCTTCATAGAGTTCAGGTACTTCATGGGGTGAGAATAAAGTTATTTCACCTTCTTGTATAAATCTTTCATAAAATAGTTTTGATATTTGAATTGAATAATCTAATTTTCTAACTCTATTGTCTTCTGAACCTTTATTATTTTTAAGTACAATGATGTCTTCTATCTCTTGGTGCCAAATTGGGAAGTGGACTGTTGCCGAACCTCCTCGTACTCCGTTTTGAGTGCAGCACTTAACTGTTGCCTCAAATTTTTTAAGGAAAGGAATAACTCCGGTGTGTTGTACTTCACCTCCTCGTATCCTCGCATTGATGCCTCGTATTCTACCAGCGTTAATACCAATACCAGCCCTTTGTGCAACATAACGTCCAATAGCCATATCACCAGTAAA